AGCATATGCACCTGCAGGTAGCAGTAGCATAGCAATAAGTAATTTTCTCATGTTTTTGGTTTGTCTTTATTTGCCATAGGACATACAGGAGGTTTGCTGCTACCGTTCTTACCAGTAGTAAGACCGAATGTGGCCAATGCTCCCGTAAAAACGCTGGCTACAAAAGTGATGTCAGAGTTACCAGATTTTTTAACCATAGGTATATCTACATAGTTCATGGTAATAATAAATCCAGACCATACTACTACACCTAATCTTACAAAAGTACCTAGTATTTCTATTTGATGTTCTTTATCTTCTACAACATCTTTTAGCTTTTTGGTAAAACTTCTGGGTTGTCCTTTGATAACTTTATCTTCTTCCATGCTGTTTTTAATATTGGTTTCATAGCTGTAACAACCCATTTAAAAGCTGCTGTTGCAGTTAGGGTTGCAGCTACAGAAACGACTGCTGTAGTAGAAGCCGTTATAAGTATTTCGTTTTCTGGTAAAGGCATTTTGAAGTCCGTAAACGGTATGTCAACTTGCCTTATGCCAGTAGGTGCTTCTTCTGTAGCCTCTGGTTCTGTACCCTCTGGCTCTTTAAGATCACTAGGAGGTACTACCAAAGGTACATAACTAGGAACGTCAGCAGTAGGTAGCGGTATAGATATTGTCTCGTATTTAGGTGCTGGAGGTATTTTTATTATTGGGAGTTCCATTCTTTAGGATCACCGAAAAAATTAGTGTTTAGTAAATACCTTCTTGGCGTATTAGTTTGAGTAATACCAGCATGTTTATATTCTGAATTAAAAATCAACATTCTATTACGTTTAGATTCTACAGTAAATCCATCTTTAAATGTAGTTTTACCATTACAATCGTTAAAATAAAGTATTGATGTAAAAGTACAGTCAGCATGTATAAGTTGGTCTGTATGCCAAGGTCGTTGCTCTGGCTCAACTGTATAGACATCACAGTTTAATTTACAAGATATTAAAGATAGTACTTTAAGATGCTCAAATACAGTAAAAAAATCACCTTTATGTTGTGTATTTAAGTGAGCTCGTTGATGATATACAGAATGTGTAAATCTCCAGTCACCCCAGCTTGTAGGATTTCCAACTGTTCCATTATGTAATTTCCAATTTATATCACTACCAAGGACTATACGTTCTAAAGTTCTATAGTCCTCTTCTGGTAAAAAATCATCAATAATACGTCTAATCATTAAGAGGGTGGTGTAGGGTAAACAGGGTTATCAGGGTCAGTTGTAGATGGTAAATCACGCAATGATTGGCGATATGCCTTCCACTCATCTGACATAGTAACGTCAGAATTAGCCATCCAATCTGTTTCTGCTAATAATTCGTTACGTTTATTTCTTATTTTATTTTTTTTGTTTTCTAAATTTAATTCAGCTAATTTAGACTCGATTTCTGTTTTAGTTGGTTTTGGAATAACAGAACTTTCCCATGTTAAAGTATCGTAATCATTTGTTATAGAGTTATAACTCCATTGCACTTTTGGATCTAATTCATGGTAATTAGGAATAAGTGCACGAATTGCATGACCTATGTTGCAATGATTTCTAATAAAGTGTTTCATTATCTTATCCAAACTGTACAACAATAACTACTTTGGTTTGAAATTTGAGTATTATCATTATCACCACGATTAGTTCCAGGAGCATAGTAATGAGCAAATTGGTTATCATCATACCCTACTTTCCCGTCTTGGTCTGTGTCTTGTCCACAATCTGAATCGGTACTACTTACAGACCACTTCATATCACCAGAACCTGCACTACCATTTTCTTTAAAATGTATACACCACATATTACTTGTTGGCTTCATAAAACCAACACGTTTAATTTGATTGTTAGAACTGTCATAATCAGCTAACATATGTGATTTTAAACTTCCATTACTCCAGTTTCCAAACCCATCTCTAGCACCATAAACACGCTGTCCAGCTTTGTTACCATTTATATTTCTGTTTTCCATCTCAACAGTTTGGTCAATGCCAGGATCGTCACTTGAGTTATTACAAAGCCAGTTATATAATCTAGTGTCATTAATTGTTGGATATCCAGCACCTTCTACTCTGTAAATCCAATCGCAAGCTCTAGTTCCTAAAATATTACTACCATCGCTTGAATTATAAGTTATAACTCTAAATTCTTTTATGTGCATACTACCCCAATCAGCAGACCATTTGGAATCTCCAGATGTAGTTACATCTACCATTCCTCTAACAGAACTCATATTATCTCGCATCCCAGTACTTAAATCTTTTCGCCATCTACCGACAAGTACCCAACCTTGATCTCCACCTTGACTAGCACCTGTACAGTTTAAAAAGTAAGCATTTTGTACACCTCCGTCAGGTGTATTCATTTTGTATACACCCGAAGCAAGTCCAGCACCTTTAAGTTGGTCTGGGTGGGTAAAACCCCCAGCATAATCTATTATACCATTATCATAATTAATAGCCATTATGATACCTCCGTTAAATTAAATTTGTACTTCTTACCAGAACGGTTATTTTTTAAGAACAAGTCTGATTCTCCTTCCTGTATTGTCCAGTCACCCCAGCTACCATCGACATCATTAGATGAGCCTTTATTAGATAAGTTAAGGTCATTGGTGTAGATGTTTGCCCAACGTAGTGATGAAGTTCCTAAATCTCTAGTGTTATTACCGTCAGGATTACAGTTTCCTGCTATACTAACTCCAGTGGTAGTCGTTTCAATCTTTTTAGTTCCCGCATGGTATAACTCGCATCCATCGCTCTCGTCACCATGAAAAATAGCTTGTCCGTTTGCAGCATTAACATGATAATGGTTGCTAGACATTATTAAATATCCACTTCCTGTTTCTCTTATATATAAACTACCAGTTTTGGAATCAATATAGTTGTGAGATCCGTCATGATATATTTCTAAATCTCCATTAGATCCAGCACCAATTTGTAAACGATCATCATTAGATGAACCACTGTCTCCTAGTATTATATTTCTACCATTACTATCTAAGTTACCGCCTAGCTGTGGTGATGTGTCAGATACTAAGTCTGTGTTAATACCTGTAAGGTTTGATCCGTTACCATATAGTGTGTCAAAATATCCATTTGCGTAACGTACTGAAGCTGTACCTATATTATATGAGCTATCAGATTCTGGACGTATTGCACGAGTTTGCATATAACCGCCACCTTCGTTAGCGTGTATATTTCCAGTTACGTTGTATTGTAAATGTAAAGTCCCGCCAGATACTTGTTGAATTGTGTTAGAATGTGCAGTTTCTCCTACCGACAAATTTCCCGGCCTAAGTCCAGCAGAAGCTGTAATTAATGCGTTAGTAGAATCAGCAGCATTTGCTCTTAAAAAATCAGCCGAATCTAAACCATCTAGCCTATCAGCATCTAATTCAGAACCAGAGCCGTCTACAGTTTTGATAGCTGTAAGTATTTCAGCAGCTGACTGATCGCCAGTTGCTCCAGCTTCAATATTATCTAGTTTTGCACCATCTGTTGCTACATCTCTACCGTCAACGGTTCCTGTAACTGTTATGTTTCCTGTTACGTCAATTCCAGCACTAAAATCATGGTTTGTTAAAGAGCTAATAGTGCCATTAGACGATATTCTAATTCTATCGGCACCATTTGTAGTGTCTCTAATATCAAACGTACCATTGTGGTTTTTAATAGCAAAATCAGAGTTGTCGTCACTATCAGTTAAAAATAGTGTAGGTTCTGTGCCAGTAATAGTTATATTACCACTACCTACAGTTCCAGTTGTTGATATATTTTGGTTAGATAATAAAGATACAATTTCACTTGCTGTTTGATCTGCTGTTGCACTTGCTTCTATACCATTTAACTTAGTATGGTCAGCATCAGTAAACACGTTGCTATCACTAGCACTTTCAACAAGAGTTCTTATTTCTGCTGCGGTCTGGTCTGCTGTCGCACCACTTTCGATACCATCTAACTTAGTACCGTCAGCAGCTACGTCACGACCATCTACGTTACCAGATACAGTTATATTACCTGTTACGTCAACACCAGAAGAAACATCTAAGTTACCTGTAACGGCAGCTCCTGATCCAGTAACTTCTATCTTTGTATTACCACTAGATTGTATTTTTAAAGTACCATTACCATGATCGTTAATAATAGAATCACTACCATTATGAACTATTTTTAAATCTTCATGACTTCCAACTAATAAGTTTACGTTATCATTTAGTTTTACGTCACCTGTAAATGTATCTCCAGTAGTCTGTGCTCCACCTCCAGATGCTACAACACCATCTACCCAGTTTGCACCATCATACACTTTTAATCTGTTAGCAGATGTGTTGAAGTATAAGTCTCCTTCAGCTAGAGAATTACCACCACCATCTGTTGTAGGGTTAGAAGAATGGACTTGATATGTGTCACCAAAGTTATTAACAGAGTTTATATTAGCAGACGCATTGTTAATACTTGCTATGTTTGTAGCTGCTGTATTTACGTTTGCTATACTGCCTGCAACCGTTGTTACGTTTGCATTGTTACCAGCAACCGTGTTTACATTAGTTGTGTTACCCGCAACTGTAGTTACGTTAGCATTAATACCAGCAACTGTATTAACATTTGCAATACTGCCTGCAACTGTGTTGACATTAGCTATATCGCCAGCAACTGTATTTACGTTAGCTATGCTACCAGCAGTTGTATTTACGTTTGCTATACTGCCAGATACAGTTGTAACTTCTGTTGCTTTTGGTACTAATCTGTGAAACGCATATGTATGTAGTGTAGATGTTGTTTCTACTATTACACCAAAACCTGCGGATAGAACGGTTGATCCACACCCTGTAATAAGTACAGTGTTACCAGTTCCCGCACCGTTTGCAATAGTGACTGTGCCACTACTTGGTGTACGTGTGCTTGATATAGATTTAACGGATACCAAAGTACCAGTACCATTATTAATATCAGGATTAGCAGTCGGAAAAGATGTTTCATTTGCAATAGGTACAAAGCCACCAACTTCTTCAACTAAATCAATAATTCTGTCGTTAATAGCTGCGGTTGTAGCGATAGTTGTATCGTTGTCTGGGAATGTGTCACCATCTTTAATAGTATCACCAGAACTTATGTTAAAAAATCTAGCGTCAGCTGCTGCTGAAGTCAAGAAAGATGTGTCATTAGTTGTAGCAGAACTTTGCTCACTAGCTGTTATAACTGTAGCAGGGTTAAGTTTTGCAGATGTAATTTCACCATCTTTAATTTCATTAACTCTAACTGCGTTAGGTGCAATATGTTCATTATTTACAACGTCATCTTGTATATTATCTCCATCTATAATATCATTTTGTAAATGAACATGTTGAATAGAGTTATCTGTGTAGTGTTCTGTATTAACTGCATTATCAGCTAATTTTGAACCGTCTACAGCGTCAGCTTCTAACTTACCTCTTGTTACATTTAGATCAGCTATTTTAGATGTAGTTACATTTGAGTTTGCAATCTTAGCTGTAGTTACATTTTCGTTTGCAATATGTTGTGTGTCAATGGACAAATCTACATAATGCTCAGAATCAATAGAATCATTAGCTATTTTTGTACCGTCAATAGCATCATTAACTATATCTCCTCTTAGGATTGTACCAGCAACAATATGATCTGTAGTAACAAAGTTTGTGCTTGGTTGATCGCCTCTAAACAAGACACCTTCTATAGTTAGTGCTTTGTTTCTACCGTCTTGTGCTGTAAAGTTAGATTCAGTAGAGGAGTTGTTAAGATCTGTGGCTCTTATAGTGCTGCCACTTGCAAAGCTAGTATATGAACTGTCTGCATCTCTTGTTCTACGCTCACAAAATACTACTGCACCCTGCGGTAGGGCAGAGTTGAACGTAATTGTATTGTTATCAGTGGAAAGCGTGTAGTTGTATAAAGTTGTACCTGCTGAAACTGCAGGGAAGTATAATCCGTCTGTGTTGTTCACCTGTGGGTGACTAGACTGTGCAGTACTACCAGTAGACTGGCGTAGCTGTAG